ATATCCTGTTTTATAACGTAAAACTGAAACAATTTCAAATCTGGGATTGGAAAACAAATAAGAAATTCGACAAAGAAATGAAATCCAGACACTTTCATGATAAACTTTATCTGTTGGAAGACAGTGATTTGGAAATCTATTCTCTGCAACTCGCCATGTATAAGTTAATTATTGAAAAGAATACAGGCATTAAACTCGGAAAATCATATGTTGTTTGGTTTAGTCATAACAACGATAATTACGAAATCATTGAAACCAAGGACAGAAGTTATTACGCTAATATGATAATGGCTGATAGAATTGCTGAACTTGCAGCATAAAAAAAGCCACCCGAAACGGATGGCTTTGTAATCTTTCTCTGTATCTTTTATAAGTTAAGGATACATCTCCAAGGCTGGAGTTCCAAAGTGATGTTTGTCAGTTCATCGTTGGTGTAATCGTTCTCTCCGAAGTCAATACTTGTAATCATGCATTGCTCCAAGAACCATTTTTCAACTTCAACACCTGTTGGGTCTAACGACTTCAACGTAATGTCTTTCTTGTAACCTGCTGCATAACCCATACGTCCTGTAAGTGATTCTGCGTGCAAACGAACCCATTCCATAAGTTGCTGTGAAGTAGACGGACCAATCGGGTCAAGGAATGTAACACTCATTGCGTCCCAAGTATATCTACCAGCAACATAGTTCTGTTCGTTCATGTACATAATTGGTACACTATTGATTTTCATCGAAGGTCTTTTGAACTTCTGAACTTTCCAAACCTGAATTCCTAATGAGTCGTCAAATACGGCAAAGAATCTATTAACTCTTTTTGGTTCGTATTCGAACGGCATCGTTCTTATCATTGTTTCTTCTGCTGCCATTTTATTTGAATATTAATTTTCTGCTTATTTTTACGTTTATTAATAAATACTCGGCTATTTGAAAACTACACCGAATAAAAACAATAAAAGTTATTCAGGTAACATTCCTGTTCTACGAAACATTCTCAGTTCCTTTTGACTCATTTTACCAACCATGTCTTTTGATAAATCTCTAACACTACGTGGTGCTACAATTTCCTCGACCTTAGTGTCTTCAGTTTCTTCTTTATTAATAATGGCTTTCTCTTCCTTTTCCTTAATAACTTCAGCAAGTTTCTCACCCGAAACCTTTAAACTAATTTCTTCTACAACCTTTTCCATAGAATCTTTTAGACTAATTTCTTCTTGTGCCGATTTTTGTTCTTTAACTGGTGGATGTACTTCAGAATGAACCGTCATATCATATTTATCCATATCCATATCTTCTTGAGTTAATTCTTCAACTACTTCGAGTTCTTCCTTTATAACAGGTTCTTTAACGCTTTGGTTAAGAACATTTTTTTTATTTCGTGCCATAATATTCATTTAAGTTTATTATTATTTCCCATAAATACTGAAAAAAAGAAAACCCGCCAAATAGCGGGTTCTCCAAGTTTTAAAATAATTATATTAGCCAACGTCATCGAAACTTGCTCCAGAAGGAGTAATTGTAAATGTGATACCGATAAATTCAACAGCACGTGTTGGTTTTAAGAAGATTTCACCATATAGTTCGTTTCTGTCACGAGTTTCAGGAGTATTATTACTATTGTCCATTTTGATTCTGAAGTCAGTTAAACCTCTTTCACGCTTGATACTATCAAGAATTGGGTTTGCTTTGTTCAAGAATTGGTCAATAGTTTGTTGGTCGTTCTGCTCGAATACCAATCTGATTGCGATGTTAGCAATAAGAACCTTGATTTGAAGCAGTAACCTACGAACATTGATTCTGTCGAGTGCACTTTCTTTAACCTGAAGTGTTTTTTGTCCAAAGATTGCTGTACCTGCATCTGCAAAGTCAGCCATTGGGTTAATTCTTCCTTCATAAAGAATATCACGAGCCTCTAATGACAATTTGTATTGAGACTTCCTTGCATTTGTCACACCACGATTAAGACCAGCAGGTGCAAACCAAGGGAATGATACGTTATCGGTGAATGCCATTGCTTTTACAACTTCCCCTGTTGGTGGAATGTATACATTGACGTTATTCTGAGTATCACGCATCTGAATCCAAGGATAATATGTACAACTGTAACTTGAATCGATTTCTGTGTCACCCAATAAATTACTGATATTTGTTGCAGCAAGAACATCTGCCTTACCACCATCACCAACGGTTGATACAAAATCAACAGTTCCCTGTGGAGCATCAATAACATAAAGTGTGTCGGTTCTCTGTTGTTCAATCATATCGATTGTGTTCTGAACCAAGACTGTTTGGTCTGCCCAATTTATGCCCGGAGTTGCAAATAAGTTAATTGTAACGCTTTCAGGATTCGCAAATGTGTCAATTGCCATTTCCCATGCTTGGAAGTCGTTGGTTGGAACAACCAATGGTTGACCCGGATGACCACTCTGTCTTCCACCCTGAATATAACCATCACCATATGAGCGTTCTCTCCTATTCACATCCCAACCATCAAAACCACCAGCAGGAACTAATGTGAATTTTCTTGTTTTTGGGTTATAATAAGGGTTCAATGGATTTTCAACTTGCTGATATGTACTGAAATCACCAGCACCAACACTAAACTCAGTTGTACCACTTATAATTGTTGCACCACTATCCATGTGGAATCCTTTTGTTTTTGTGAATCCAGTTTCTGGTTGTCCACTATACCAATTATCAAAATTGAACATGTTTTGGTTAATACCATCACCAGTATAAGCGAGTTCTGAAATACCTAAATAAGTTTTATTTACCTTATCAGTTTCAGCATAACTTGTTTTATAGAAAATTGCTGGAGCAACTCCACCAATTGCATCATAATTATTGAACATGAATCCTTCGAAACCTGCTGGGAATACATCAAGAGGAACGTCTTCAGCAATCTCTACCATAACGTAGTTACTTAAAAGACTGTATTCACCGTCATATGTACCAATACGCTGTCCAATATAATTTGATTGACCCTTAATCATAGTACAGTTTGTGTATGTTTCCAGAACTACAGGATTTGCATCGGTATCGTAGAAGCTACGAATCACAACGTCAAATTCACCAGTATATGGGTCAATATCACCAATACTAATTTTAATTTCTTGATTTGCGCTATTACCATCAGAAATACTAATAAATCTGAAAAGTCTGTCAACGCTATTACCTTTTAATTGAGAAACAACCCAAGGAGTTTCGGGTGTTTTGAAACCAGTTTCGTAATCTGTGAATAGTGCCGTATCACCACTAACCATAGCAGTATTAACACCATAAGCAATTCCGTCTTCATCAAGTTTCTTAATGAGGTCAGGATAAATAGCCTGAACCCAAATCATAGTATTCTTATCCTTTGGTTCGTTACCAATTACATTTGGTAAGAAACTGCTGTCATTAGGATTCAATGATACCTTATATGTTTCAGTAGTTGCAGTGCTTGAAGCGATTAAATCAAATGAAGCATATACATCACCAATACCAACATTTGTTAAATTATTATCAATAACGAGACCATCGGTTAGGAATTCGGTTTCTGGAACACTATCAACTGGTGTGGTTGAATCACCCCTACTTCTAACGACAGCCAATACCATGCCTTCATATTCACTTAGAGATGAACCAGTCCATTGTTGTACGCTATCAGTAACAGTTCCACTACCACCACTATATGTGGTTGCTGTAAAACTATGTACATATTGTGTAAAAACAGTACCATTTTTAGTATAACCTGATTCGAGTACACCTGTTGCACCATTAAAACCCAATGCAACACCAAGATATGAACCACCACTAAATGGAATGCTTGGAGTTACCACAGGACTACCAACAGCAACAACAGTATCTTCATCAAGACCCGCATCTAAAGTGATATTCCAAGCAGCACCTGCTTCATATCCACTGAGTCCTAAAACTCTGGTTACCCAAAGTTGCTGTGCTTCATCAAGGAACGCATTTGCAACGTATGGTAATTGGTATTTTAATGTTTTTTCAGCATTCTGAAATCTTTTAGTGCTTTGAGCACCAAATCTTTCTGCGAATTGTCCTTGGTCTTGAATGAAAACGGGTTCAAAAGCAGGACCCTTTAATGTTTCACCAGCCAATCCCAAAGTTGTTATTCCTACATTACGTGTTACGTATGTGAGGTCACGTTCTTTAAATTTTACACCCGGAGAGGTAAATACAAAATCTGCCATGTTATTTATTTATTTAAGTTTTTATTATTTTTCTTATTATAAGCAATGCTCATTCTTTTTCAATAAATACTAAAAAAATTTCCAAAAGGTGTTTTCA